ATAAGGCTATGAGTAGTATATTCATAGACTCATCAATAAGAGAATTCAGTACTTGTACCAAAGGTGACAAGTCTCTCATTAGTGATCGGTAGTCTTGACCAGACAAGCTCGGGAACTTATCAGAGAAGGTCCTATTTATCTTGTCATTGACAATATAGGCATCTCTCTGAAAGGTCTCAAGGTCCCGTTCAACAAGCCGTCGCTTTGCCTTAACAAGAAGAGTTTTACCTCTGCTTGATAAGTCTTGATCCACGGATGGATCAAGTTGCGAAGCGGCTAGGTGGCCAGGGAAATAATCAGAGATTGTGGTTAACAATCCTGAGTACTCCTTCACCATCTTGGCTTTCGCCAGCGAGTTGAACACCATATATAGTTTTATGACTCGTTCTGCTTGCGCAGGACGTCCATAAATACTATAGATGGCTCGGACCAGGTCCGGGTGCTTGCATGGTAAGAGGCTCCAACCATGGTGCTGTTGCGTCTCTAGAAAGTTTGAGAGAAGTGAATACTTCTTCCAGACAATTTTGAGACCAGAAATAGCAAAACCAGTTATCTCAACACCGGCACGAATCCATCGCTTAGCAAACTCATATGTGTCTTTCGACACATGTGTTTTCACTGAGCTAATGGGCATGTCGAGCTGAGATAGTAGTTTTCTATACTCTGTTGCAACGGCTGCATTGGCAATAACTAAATCATCTCCTAGAATAGTGTAATTTTCGAAATGAGGGTAACCAGCCCTCAGAGCGGAAACACACACTAGGACATGATGAGTTAAGGCCATTGCGCACCATGATGAATATGCACCCATTGGTTGGCCAGCTCCATAATTAATGGAACTGTTTAACCTTTGGACGTTATATTCATGCCCTACCAGTAGTCGGGCCCATGCTTCAGTCCGATCTGGACCAATCACCCTCGATAGGACCCGTTTCTGTAAAGAAATAGGCATTCTATCAGTGGCATTGGACAGATCAAGACTGTAGTACGGACCAAGGGACGGAAGACACTCCTGAAAGTGATTCTGATTAAAGGTACAGTCACACGGAAGCCGGCGCAAGATTCTATTTAAAGAATCATGCAAAGGCCGAAGTGCGGTCTGAGACCAGTAATCGAGAATCGCGATCACTCGTGTTTTCCCTTCCTTGTCGCTAAAGTAGGATATCTTACGATAAGAACCGGAACGAGGAGGGAATAGAGTCTTCCATATATCCACGATCGAGTAGTCCCCCAAGGAAGGTGCTGTTAATCTGTCAATGATAGAGCTCAGCTTATCACCTCCTAATAGCTTAATATCTGCTATTAGATCTTGAGGTAATAAGGCAAGTTCTGTCAAAGACATTAACAACGCCTGACCTTGAGGACCCGATTTAGTGGACATGTGAAAGGACTTCCATTCACTCTTCATAGGTCGGATACCTAACCGACGTATAGCATGGGAAAGCTCTTTCTCCGTAATGGAGTCAGAACCATTCCATGGTTTTACGATCGGCTGGATATCCAAGACAGGTGGGAGTATCACACCCCTCAACACCGTTAAAAGTGTTAAGAGGATACGACACCCCTCATCCGTCTCGGTAAGGCATTTAAAGTCGGCCAGCCAAACAGGCCAGCCGTCTTTTAATGCTATACCAACCTCAGATTGTAGAGGTTCACCGGTTATAACCCGCATACAGCAGTTACGTGAAGCTTTCACATAACGAACTGTATCGGCTATACCTCGTGACTCTATTAATCTGTCCAGTTTCTTAAAATAAGATCCCACTAAGGCACCATATTGTTCCATTGCTTTTGGCAAGTAAAGTGCTAGGATTTT